TAACTTGACTTTAATAGGAGTAGGATTTTCTTTTCCACCTACATTTAAAACTTGACGAGTAGTTTTATCTTCTGTGATTGAAGGACCTTCAGAATTGATAATTATATTCTGTAAAGTTGTATATCCATAAATATCATCAAGACTACTATCTAAGAAAATAGTACCTTCTGGATAATGAGATTTATCTTGGTCTTCAACACCACCATAGACAGTTTGATCTTGACCATCCATGTTTTGTGTGACGTATTGGAAGTTCCAAGTACCATCTAAGTATCTAGATTTTTTAATTATACCAACTTTATATTTTATCTGCATGTTATACGTCCCATACACTTAAACTATCAAAACTCTTCTTATCAAGAACTTCAAACTTAATCTTTGGAAAATCATTCTTACACTGATTTTGTAAGCCAGATAGGATATAAATCTTTCTGATAATTGGATTTTTCAAGACAAGATTTTCTTCTCTCTTGTTATTATTCTTGATGTGCAAATTTAATTCATTCTGATACTTCTTTAATTTAGCACATCCTTCTCTAGTCATATATTCGATTGCTCTCTGAATTTGTTCTTTATTTGCAGATTTGATGAATGACTCATAGTCAGTTGTATCAAGAATCTGTTGTTTGAAATAATCGAAATCTAGAGCTAATTGATTTTTACCAGCTTTAATAACACCTACGTTATTATCATTTATCCAATTATTTATATTATCATAATTCCAAAGGAACTTCTTGAAAGCTCTTGTTTTCAAATCTTTAATTTCATCTCTGAATTCAGGAGAATAGGTTAAGAAATCTGTCCATTCTTTTGCATCATCATTCTTGACAACTTTATCTACGAATTCAGAATAAGTCTGCATACCTTCAATTTGAATAATACATTCCAATTTATTTGTTGGGTTATTAGCATTATTCCATAGCCATTGTGGATTTAATGAAACGGATAGCTCAGAAGCGCCCTGGATCATTTTTAATGTGCTTATCAAAGAACTATAAGCACACTGATAATAACCTACCAGAGTAGCTCTATTCATCATAGAGGATAGACTCTTTTTATCCATAGGAAGAGTTGTAGCATTAACATTGAATAATTCACTAAAATTTACCATTATTTTCCTACCGTTTTCAAAAATTCTCTGACTTTATCTAATTGTGGAATTTGTAAAATAATTCCATCACATAAGTCATTCCAAACATCACTTATTCCATTATACCACATTATGAACCACCAATAGTTAGTAGTTCCATAACATTTCTGAGAAATCAAATCTGGACGTCCAACTTCTTCGTGTTCTACTTGAACATAGATTGGATCTCCGAAATCAAAATCCGTTTGTGTAAATGAACCTAAATCATATTCATTTACTCCATTAGTTGTATATTTATCTAAATATCTAGTTCTTGAAGTTATACTTTCCATATTCTATTTATGAACATAAATATACTATGGCAATGAATCGTTTAGAAAGAAATGGAAATCCTCAAGAATTTGCAGGTAATAACTGTTTTCATCTTAGAACTATAGATGATAATAAAAATGTTATTACATTAACTGGTATTTTAAAAGAAATGCCAAGTTTTGGTTTATCTACAGAATGGACAGAAGCACCACGTGCAACATTCGGTAAAAAGATACAAGAATTCTTTATGAGTGATTTAGTTAACACAGCATCATTCTTATCTGGTGGTGTTAATACTACACAATTATTAAATGATGAATGGTCATCAAGAATGTATGCAGGTACAACAAATAAGGACCTTACATTAAATTTTAGAATTTATCCACAAAATACATTAGGTCAAACTGATCCAAATACTTGGTTAGAAAATCTTTCTAAATATGCAACATCATCAGGAGCAAGTACATTAAATCTTGGTACCTTAGAACAAAACATTTTAAACACTTTATCTGCTGCAAAAAGTGAAGGTAATAAGATTGGAACAGAATTGTCTAATTTAACTTCAAATACAGCTGGTGATGCAGAATCTGAACATAATCAAAAAGAACGAAGAGAAAGAATTTATAGAATTGATACTAGAATAGAAGAATTTTTAACTAATGCAATTAATGATGTAAAACCAGTTTTTATCAATACAATGTCCGGTCAAAAAATAGAAGATTGGACAGGTAAAAAAGCTGAAAAGGAACAGGCAACATTAGATATTGAAACTATTATAAATGGTGTTAAAATTGAAATTACTAGTAATGAAAATTATAGTAGTGCTGATGATGTTGAATTAGATGATAATGTTCCATTTAAATTTCATTTTGAATGGGCACAAAGAAATGGTGGTTCATCAGAAGAAACTGTTGATGCAAAAACATTTGATACAACTACATGTCAATTAGATGTTGATTCTATTATTGATGGTTTAACAGAAGATAGTGACTGGGAAGATGAAAATCAACAAGTTGTTGGTATGGATCATGTAAGAGATTATTTTAGAGCTGTGTTGGAAAATATCAACAAGCAAATAAGAGATGGTAATCTAGATTTTGATGCAAATTTTGAAAATATAAAAACAAACCATAGTGCACTTGTCGAATTAGAAAAAACATTAGCTTCAAAATATGCTACAGAAGATAGATGGAATGAAGTTGATTTCTTAGCCGCACGTCTATGGCAGTTAGATATTTTCCGTTTCATATTTAAAAAGCCAATTATCGTTGCGATAACTGACTGGAAAGTGACACCATCTCTTGAAATGATGGGTTCTCAACATGCTTATTATGATTTCAGTATTACTTGTAGACCTGACCAAATAAAGTCTTTACCACGTTGGAAAGATATAATTAAATACGAACCTCAACCAAAAGTAGATTAAAGCTTTTGTAATTTATTTAATTTCTTAAATATCTTAGACAATTGAGTATAAGATAATTTTTGGTTAGTTTCCATATTGATTTGAAAATCAACCCATAATGGATTGTTTTCTGGACCACATGGAACTGAAGGAGTAAAACTCCAATCTTTAATTATCCAGTCTACATCATCAGCGGCTTGAATTAAATCACCATAAGATAAAGTAAATGTTGCAGTACCTCTAGAATTTGTAGACAATTTTATTATTTTTTCTGCTATTGTATGAATTGTTTTTAAAGCTTTTTCTGATAATTGACCATTACTTTCTGCAACAGAATTTAATTCTTTTCCTAATTCTTCACCTGCTGTTTTTGCATTCTTTAAAGCACCAACAATATTATCAATTTCATTTGTCAATGAAAATTCCATCATTGGTGAAGTTAAGAAAGTTAACCATGGAATAATGGTCATATAAGAATTTGTATTTAGAAAATTTGCTTTATAATAAGCTCTAAATTTTATTGCAACAGAAAGTGATGAACTATCTTTAGGAACTATTTGTGTCCATTTATCAGTAGAAGCGTTAGAATTAAATACAGTACCAGAGAACATTTTAAATGCTTCTGCTCTTGTAAATTCTTTAATTGAAGCAACAGCTTTTGCACCTGGAGATTCTCCCCATTCAGTAGCATAACCTAATTCTATTGCATCATCTGCAATACCTTTAATTTCCATTATTCTTTGACCTTGGATTTCAGGTAATTGTTTTACCGCACCATTATATGATCTTGTAGATAAGCCAATTTTAAAAGCGCATGACGTAGCCTTATGTGTATTTGACACATCTGTAGAATCTTGATCATGTGTATAAATGCTTAAACCCATAGTTTACCTTAGAATATATTAAACAATCCACCTTTCTTTTCACTAGCAACTTCAATCTTCTTATCTCTAATTTCTCCAAGAATTTTGACCATTTGTTCAAAGACTTTATTATAATCAATGGGAGCATTTTGTTCTTCTATTGATTCACTAGCATTAGAACCATCTGTTGCAACTGTTTGTGCAAACATTGAAGTTCCTTGTGGTGCAGCTTGACCATTCTGTGGATTTACACCAAAGAATTTAGCAGTGACCATAGTTGCTGCAGCACTTAACATAATTACTTCACCCAAGTCTTTAATCTGTTTTAATACAGCATTCATTTTAGACTCAAACAAATTCATCTTTTGCTGTTCCATATTATTATAAGCATCTGCAGAGACACCTAATGTACTTGCTGCTTCTTCAGATACAGGTTCTTCTGCTTCAGCTTCTTTTTCTTCAGAACTAAAGAAGTCTTTAATTGCTCCTGCAATACCTGTAATCAATTTGACAACCAAATAAACTGGATTCAAAGCCATTAAGAAATCAATAACAGCTTTACCAACAGGTGCTAAGAATTCAACAAGTGTTCCAGCAATATCTTTTATAATATTCCATGCAGCAGATAAGAATGTTGTAATTACATTAGCAATCATAGGAACAATCATTGATATAACTTTAATAAGTCCATAGATGATTAAACCAACTAATGCTACAATAGCTATAACTGCAGCAGCGATTAATAGATACTGCATTGCTGCCATTGCAATCTGGAATACAATACGTGCCATATCAGCGATGAACAATGCAACAGCATGGATCAACTTCAATCCAGTCACAATCATTTCTTTAATGAATTTACCTAATTCACATGCTAAAGCATAAGCAATTCTTGCCATATCAGCTGTATGACGAACAACAGCCATTGCAAAGTCTTTGACTATATTAGCCATCTTAGAAACGTGTTCTGCTACACTCATAGCCATTTCTTTAACAACTGCACCAATACGAGAACCATGAACAACTGTATTCATAGCATTCTCATTTGTTGTAGTAAACATTCTTGCTGCATGGTGAATTGTATCTAAAGTCCATTTCTTTAGAGCCATGGCTTTATTGATTGCAAATTCTTTTAATGCAATTGCTTTCTTTAAAATCCATTCTTTCATGATATTAGCTTTTTCTAATACCAAGTTTTTCAACTTTATTGCATGTTCTTTTAGATGTAATTTCTTAGATAACAAAACTGCACCATGCCATAGCTTCTTACCAAATGTAAGAAGTAATTTTACATCATTAAAAATTTTACCAGTCAACACTCGCCAAGCTAATAATATAGCAGCGAATATACCTATAGCATACGCTTTAACTTTTGCTGAAGCAGTTTCCCAGAAACCAATAAACAATGCACCAAAGATTAATACCCAAGGAAGAATTTCTTGAATAAATGCGGCAATCCATGCAACAGGTGATAAGAATTTCTTTAATATTGCTTTAACACCATTAAAGAAACCTGAGAAGTCTGGTCCACCTTTCTTTTCTTTTTCTGGTTTTACTATTTCTTTAGGTTTTTCAGTTGCTTTTACAAGATTATCAATCTTTGCTTCTCTTTCACTCTTAACAATTTCAGTAGTCTGATTTGTAATTTGCTGAACATTATTACCCATATTGGTAATAGCTTCTGTCATCTTTTCTTGTTCAGGAGTAATTACTTCAGCCAAAGCATTGATTGATTCACTAGAAATCATTAAAGGTTTTGTTTCTGTAGTAGGTTCTGCAGTAACTAATGCTTTAGCACCTTGATCTTCATAACTCAATAGACCAACAATCTTTTCATTTTGTTCTTTTTCTTCTTGTTTTAATTCATCAAGAGCATCAGCAGTACTTGATGCAACAAATTCAACTAAATAACCAATCTTATTTAGAGTTTCATTAATTTTAGCAGTAGATTCATATTCAGCTTCATTTAAAGCCTCAACCATAGGCACAATGGCATACAAGATCTGAGTTAGATCTTTTTCCATCATCTTGCTGTTCTTTAATAGTTCAGCATTAGTTGACACATTACTTTGGTCAGACTTAGAATTTATCCATTGTGTGATTGCATTTGCGGCCATCTACTACCTCTAAATTATTTATAACCATTCCACGGATGCTGGAGTTGATTCTTCATCTAAATAGGAGTATCTTCTACGTTGATTCATTGAAGTTGATTCATGTTCTACAGGCATATCATAATTACATGTATCTACTTCAGTATAAATTCTATCTTGTAATTTTCTTCGTGGATTTTTACTCAATGCTCCCCATGCTTCTGAAATAACTTTCTCTTTTTCAGGAAAATTATTACATTCGTCATCATCTACCATTGACTTATAATAATCTTGAATTCGCTTAGCTTCTTCATTTCGTATTTGTTTATTCAATGCTTCTTGTTTTATTATCTCAGCATCTCTAGAACCTTGGTCAGTTCCATTTTGTTTCTGTAATTTATTTGCACATTCAAAACTACATGTAGGACTATATCCTGCAGTATAACCTAAGAATTGAGTTTCTTTTCCACAAATAGGACATATACCTTCACCTTCTTTCTTTTTATATTTGTCATAATACTCTTTCAAAGACATATTATGAATTTCATTTAAATGGTGACCTAACTTTTTAATTAAGCCTGCATCCTGATTTGATATAAATTCTTTTCCACATTCTGCACATTCACATTTAAATGTTTGTCCCATCATTTGTTGAGCACGTAAAGTATTACGACATGCAGGTGAGCATGTTTCTCTATATCCTTTTACTGCATCGACGAAATTAGTAGGTTTTCCACAAATTGCGCATTTTCCTTCATCTTCCTTTTTAAAGAATTTATCATAATACGCATGTGTTGTCATATCATGATCCAATCTTAAATGAAGACCAAAACGAAACCAAGTCGAAAATTGCTTGCCACAAAGTTTACAAACTATCATAGTTTACCTCTATTTCTATTTATTGTAAACTATATTTTACATTCCTGGAGCCTTTTGTAAACTTCTTTTTACATAACCAGGGTTTACAAGTCATTCCAAAATACTTATATTATACATGTAAAAATTAAAGAGGTTATTCAAATGGGTATCAGAAAACAAGAAAAAGTCTTCAAGAAAATTTGCGAACTTAAGGGTTGGAAATTTCAGAAGTATAGCAATGATGGCTTTTATCTTTTGACTGATATTGAAGCACCTCGCCATGATGAAGATTGTCCTGCTTATGTTTATATCGAATTTCGTCATTGGTATGGTGGTGATGAAACATTCGAATTTGATTTTTCAGAAAAGCCGCTTAACAGAATTAGTGCTAGTTATCATATCGGTGGAAAGTGCCCTCAGTGGAAAGTTCCTGCCGCATGTGATTTTAAGGATATTTCAAAAGCGCAAGATTACGTCAATATGATTGTTGACTATTTCGCTAAGAAATCGACTAAAGTAAATAAGGATGCTAAGAAGAAGGACCTTAACTTTGTTAGTCAGCGAGCTGAGTATTTTGACTTTTATGACAAGATGAATAAACTTGCTATTGAGCACAATGGCAGTTTTAAAGAAGATGAACATAAACTGTTAACTTGGGAATTTTCTGGAGTTGATATTAACTGGTATTTTGAACCTACTAAGGATTTGACTAAAAATTGTTGGCGAGTCCGCATTCCGTCTTTGAATTATTCTTACTTTCAGTGCAAAACACTCGACGAAGTATATGACCTTTGTAAGTGGTATGCAGAAATGCCTAATATGCCTACATATAAATTTTAATTGAGGATTTATGTCTCGTTCATATCGTAAAAACATTCCAGGAACTGATTGGGTGCGACTGCCTATGTGTTGCACCAAGCATGATAGTATTCATGAATGGAAACGTGATTACAATAGATATATCAGACGTAGGACTAGAAATTTAATTAAATGCCTTGATTTTGGCGATGAAGAATGTGATGAAAATTTCGAATTCCCTGAAAAGCCTGCATTAACTTATATTGGTAATATATGGAATTCACCTATGGATGGATATTCATATTGGACTACAGAAGAATTTATGAAATATTGGAAGCCATGGGCTAAAAATAGGAAATAATTATGAAAAATGTTTTACTCTTTACTTGTTGTTTCTGTGGAAATAAATTCCCGGAAAAGGAAGCGCATAACGCTGCACCTGTAATTAGAAATGGACAGTGTTGCAATGAATGCAATTATAAATATGTGCTTCCAATTAGACTTAAACTTTCACTGGCTATTGATGAAGCCTTAGGAGAATAAAAATGACTTTTAATGAACTTAATCGAAAAATGGAATCTCTATTCGATGGCGAACGCTTTACAGAGGAAGATTTTGTAAAATTCCTTAAAGATAAGGGAGTAGTTTGCGCTGCAGATCTGATTGATCAGATTTGGTATCAAAATGGTAATGATGAAATTTTCGGCACTAAGTGGGAAAAGTTCCCTGCTTATTTGAAGGCCTTTGAAATTTCTGGAATTGGTAAGAAGTATGCTTGGGTGCAGAAGGCAGATGGTCGCAATGAACGTCTTGATATTAACGATGAAGACGTCATGGATGAAGCCCAGAAGCGCTTCCTGGTCGATTTTGCTAAGCGCTACGACAATCATACGCCTGACTCCAAGGATGAGCTCAGAGCTGACACATGCGTCACCAAGAAGGACCCAGTTCGCGCTGCTAAGAATCAGTTGAAGGCTATTTGTGATACTGACAAATTCTATCGCCGTCTTAAGGCATTCCTCCGTCATGGCATCCAGGTGCATGATGTGAAGGACACTCAGTTCGATGCAATGAATTCTACTGCTTTCGAAAAGTGGCTTGCATTCTGCTTGAAGATTTATGGAACTAATGATACGCTGACCGTTAAGGAAGCTAAAATCCAGAAGGCTGCGCAAATCTTCGCTTTATAAATAAAGTGTCATCATAGATAATTCAATATATGTTAAAGAAAAAGAGAGACGAAAGTCTCTCTTTTTTTATTCTTCAGAAGTGACAGGTTGAAGCGTCATGTTTTCATAATCGAATGTGACTATGAATGTAGCTTCTTGTGCCTGACCAGTTTCTAGACTCAATGCTGACAAGTTAGTAGGTATACAGTGCCAGAATTTCATCTTTGAAACCATTACTTTGTCGTTATTTAATAGACAAACTTCTATAGCATCGATACAGTCCATTCTCAACAGCTTTTCACCAAGAGCTGTCTTTTTTCCAATTGGTTTACCTGCTCTCATGCTCATTAGCCAACACCAGAAATAATAGAAGTTTTTACCTTCTTCATCCATCTTAAATTCCATATTGATGGTCTGTAAATCACGAGCACCACGTGGATCTGGATGCAATTGTCTTTCATGTTGGAATTCAGAAGTCAACATATTTACTGACAAATCAGGAATGTTGACTGTTCTAATATAGTTATCAAGGACTGTAGTATCTAATTCAAGATCAGTAAAGTCGACCATGTTGGAAAATCTACATATCCATTTGTTCTTATTATAATTGTTAATCTCAGTTGTCACACCTGCCATAATAAACCTCTATTAAACTACTGATTGTAATGAACATCCATTTGCCATTGATAAGCCTTTAGACCAAATTGCGCCTGTCCATATAATACCATTTTCAAAACGGACACCACCATCTGGAGCAACAATAACACCATAGTTCTGTTGATTACCATGATAAGATGCAAATTTAATTGCATAGTCTTCATCATTTGCACTATGATAATCAGAATAAAGCATGAATGTTGTGTAGTCACCATTATTATTTTGTAAGTTAACACCATTACTTACTTCAACTTTACCTTGAACACAAATTCTTACGTATTCACCTGATTGCAATTGTGGAATAACAATCTGTAAATTTGTACCTGCAGTAAATGTTTTAAAGTAATATTCACCTGCACCTAATGTCAATACGCAATCATTACCTGCACTAAACTGATTATATGATTGGATATTTCCACCTGCATTTAATGTAATAGATTGACGGTCATTCATAGTGATATGATCAGTTCCATCATAATTTATATTAAATCTAGGTAATTCAGGAACTTCCATTTCTTTAACTTCCATCTTAGAGCCAACATAGTTATTGTTGACTGCAGTGACGTATTGTGTCTTATCAATATCTTTTGTTAAGAAAATTACATTCTTACTTGCAGCATTATACCAAACTTGATTTTCACCATTATCTTTCAAATCAATAGGTGGATTTAAATCTGCATATTTAACACTACCTTGCAATCCTTGATCTGCAAGATTAGCATTATTTAGAATGATATATGAACCGTCAGACCATGATTCAGAACAATCTACATATATACCAGCTGGGAAATCTGGATTATCAGAATAACTTGTATCAATTGTAGATGCATTATCAACATTAATAGCAGTACAATAAATTGAACGAACACCAATTTTTGCACCATCTAAATGTAATTTAGATTTTGTGAAAACTACATAGTTATTAAATTCTTCCCATTCTTTAGGAATAAAAGATTTTTCTGTCCATGTCACTGTTGAAGAATCTGCTTTAAAGAAATCACTTGCAATAGGCATCTCATTTGTTGTAACTTCTACATGAGCTTTAATTTTAGATGGAGTAATACCATATACATTAAATTTTACTGTTCCATAATTATTTGGATCTGAATAAACACCAACAAAATCTTTAACTGTTAAATTTAATGATTCTAATATAACTGTATCTGGTATATCATTAAACGCAAATTGGAAACTTTCTGATAAATTATCTTTATAAATTGTTATTTTAATTATATCAGAAGTATCTCTTTTATTTGGATTTACAATCTTAAATCTCTGAATACCATATTGAGTTTTTTCAATTATGATAGTACCATCTTGTCTACTATAAACATCTAATATATGGTCGTATGTAGGTGTTGATGTTTCAATAGTTGGATTTCTAGAAGCACCAAGATACTCATAACATGGATTTGTATCAGATGTATCTTCACATGTTAAACATCTAATTTGTTGTAATGGTTCATTAGGTTTAAAGAAATACCATTTTGATGAAAATTTAGATTTATCTTGATCGATCCAATCACCTGAACATGCTGCTGTTCCAGCAATTTCAAATGTTATTTCGACATTTGTTATTGTTTCAATTAATTCTGAACAAGTAATACCATAAACAAAGAAATATGTTTTTTCATTTGAAATATCAAATGGAACAGATGGTGATACTTGCAAATTTTCATCATTTAAAATAACTTGAATTAAATTTGTATTTATCCATTCTTTATCATAATTTTTATTTGTTATTTCAAAACAAATGATACCACGTTCATCTTCTTCTAATAACAAATTATGAGAATCTGGGTCTTCTGCATTAGTAGCAGCATTAAAATCATCTATGTTTGTAGGAGGAGTTGTATCTTTATTATATTTTTTATATCCAACTACAGTAGCATATACACTATTCTTTTCATAACCTGGTTTTGAAGATGATGGTTGATCATCAGCACCAACTGCTGCATAAGTTCTTAATTTTACATAATCTGAGCTATAACCTGGATATGCTAATTCAAGCCATGCTGTTTCAATAAAAGAATAACCGCATTCAATATCACCATTTAATTTGAATGTTAATATATTACCATCTTGAATAACATCATAAGGATCGCTAATACCAGTTTTTTGAATTTCTTCGAAATGTATCTTAGCATCCTTCAATGGATGTGGTTCATCACCATCATATTGATTAGGATTTGTAATTCTAACATGAATTACTTTATCATTACCTTGTCTAAAAATCTTAATATCAAGTGGTTGTGGTTCATTAGCTACATGAATACCATGATTTTCAAAATCAATATAGAATTTTAAAACATTCTTTCTATAATCTAATGGGAATTTTTTATCAGCTATAATTTGTCTATAAACATTATAGACAACATCAGATTTTAAGCCATTAAATTCTATTGTTGCAGATTGTGCTGTTGCTTTAGCATAAGCATAAATATCTGTTTCTTCATCTGTAGTTTCATTCCATATTGTTGATTTCCAATGTTTGCCTTTATATTCATCCTTAAATTCATAAGGAGTAATACCACCAAGCTGATTGGTTGTAATATAGAATGCAGAAATATCTGAATAGAATTTAGGTGTTTGTTTATTATCGTAAATTCTTGTATATTCAGTTAAACTCTTATTGTTATATCTTTTGATATGACCCTGATCATTATTAACATATAAGTCACCAACAGTATTATATTCAAAATTGGATTTACATCCACTCATCAATATATTATTTCTAAAGTCATCAAAGTCATAATCAGGACGAGCAGAACCTGCAGATAAAATAGGTTCTACATCATAATTATCTGATTTTGGTAAATCTCTCTTAAAGAAAGGAAGAGTTTTACTATAGAAATTTATGTTGTCATTATCATTAAAAACAACACTTACTTGTGATGAATTATATCCCATTGGAATATCACCACTTAAACAAGGAATAATTTGTTTAAATGTAAGAGTATTTCCATTGAAGTTAATATACATTCCACCATTATTGATACATGATTGAGTTTCCCACAAACTTGGGTCTAAGCTAGTATCTACAGAAGTACCCCATTTCATAAGGTCATCTTTTGTAATTTCTTCAACTTGGTTAGTAAGAATATCTCTAACTTCCATACGGAAATTATCAGTAATAAGCGAAGCCAAATTCTGGTCCGCTTCAATTACTGCTGTATATCCACTCATTTCAAATGTTTCATTGATTGTATAATTCATCTATTAACCTGTTGTATCATAACCGTATTCAACATTAATTCTAACAACTGCAACTTCATTTGACATTGAGAAGTTTACAATATTATTTCCTTCATCTAAGATATTATCACAGAATGCTGGCTTACATAAGCAATACAAATCCTGAATTAGAACTGTGATTGCTTTCCACCAAGGAGAATCCATAGCTGTATCTTCTTGAATATGTTTGTAATAATATGTTCTAATAATCTTAGGAATGAAATACATCCAGAATGCCTTTTCTGAAATTGTGTTTTCATAGTTGGTCAATTCATAACCTTTTCTCATGTATGTTTCTTCATGAGTGACAGTTTCATTTGCATATACCTTATATGGAAGTGGAATTGCTCTGTCAGCTTCATCAATTGTTAAACCATGATTTAACCAGCTATTCAACATTCTTTCAACACCTGTAATTTGTGCATGACTCAACTTATATTCATCTGTCTTATAAGTAGAGAAAGAAGACTTACTAAAGAAGTCAGTTTCCTGAGGAACATTGATTGTAATTACTGCAGTGTCTACATAATTTGCATTAAAGACTAATGCATTCTGAGGACAAATTTCGAAATATGCTTCATCTTCTCCAGTATTCTTTTCAATTACCTTGTCAACCTTAATAATATATTCTTCATCCTTTTTCTGATTGTTTTTGTATATGTTTGTCAACTGAATCAATACTCTACAACCTTCCAACATCTTAGGATCAAGGAATGCATTATACAAATCTTTTTGTGTGACTCTAATTACGTTTCTCCAGTTTTGACCCCATTCTTGTTGAGCTAACTGAGGAGAGTGATTAAATTGAGCCAATGAATCTAATGAAGTATCTTGAGTTAAATATCCAGCACCATAAGCAGTTGTCTGACCAGTGATAGTTGGATTTTCCCAATGATACTGAATTGCATCAGCACGAATAATACTTGATACTTTCAAATCCAAGTCAACACTTAATGTATCTTCTGCATCTGTATAGAACTTAATCAAATCAGACTTATAAATCTTCTGAGTAGTTCCATTTCTATTATCAAGATATTCATAAATCTTGTTTTCGATA